GCAAGCGGTATGGGGCTCCGATCATTCGGCAAAGACCGGCAAGGAAATTCCTGCTTGCCGTTCGTATAGAGGCATGGCAATTAAGATTATAGGCATAGAGGGGCCTTGGTATTTCGGTATTCCCCCTGCTTCCGACAAAGAGTGGGGTCCTCTCGTCGATAAAATAAAAGAAGTCGAAAATAAAGAACGAGCAAGACATGGATACGCCACATTTACCTTATCTACGTGTATTATCAGAGCTACCTTCATAGGTACTGGAATTATCGGATTCGAGCCCAAAGGATATCTATACTCTCCCGAGACAGAAAAAGTTATCGAGATGCGTAGAAACCCAGACAGGCTAATGACGATGTTATGGGGTCCAAGGGGCAAAGCTAGAGAGGAGCAATGGAAAAATAGAAATGCTCCACCTCCAGTTTCGAATCCTCCACCTATAATTCCAATTCCAGTTCCGCCCGTTGCAAACTCGAACTTTCCAAAACAGGTCGTCGAAACGAAACCATCCAGCGCAGAAACTATAAGACAAAGAGTCACCAGAAATATTAGACCTCCAGTCAAAGAAGGACCTGTAACAAGACTCCCTGAATATGAAAAACCAGTAGAAGTTCCAAAACCAAAAACTTTCGACAAGAATATGAAAGAAACATTACCAACACCTAAAACCCCCGAACAACCATCTAAAACTTCCAATGAAATAGACGATATAATGAACGATATGGGGATATCTACATTCAATGAGTGAAGGTAATTATTACTATCTTAAACGGGGGGAAAACCATATGATGTGCAGATACGAATGGGATGAATGCTGGGTCGTGTGGGGACAAGACTACGGTGGAGAAGACGGAGTATTTCTAGCGTTCGCCTACTTCGCTTCGAACGAATGGAAATAAGGTGCTAAAACAAGTCTGTTCGGCTTTCTTATTCATGGGGGGTGCCACAAGAGCCGAAGCGCCATTGCCGCCCCCTCCATCGTTCCCTTGGTGCGTGGAACGAATGGCAGAGTTGAAGTTAGAACTAGCCACGGAGTTGTCGAAGCTGGACGAAATCGGGTTGCGTCTCGCGAAAATCGAAAGGTCTTTAAGCGAAATTCTGCAAGCGAAAGACGTAGCGTGCGGGAAAAGCCAAGCCGTAAACTTCAAAACGGAATCGGAATCGGTCTTGCCGCCGAAAAGACAACGATACCACCATTATCGCTATTATCATCGTCATCGCCACCATAAACTCGGATAAGGATGGAGGAACTTATGAAGATCAATAAGATAGAAGTTATCGATGCGGCCAAACCCCTTATCCTGCATATCAACGAAGACGATATCGCGAAAGCCGGGAAGCGGGACCCGGCCACCTGCGTCGCGGCGCAAGCCTGCCTGCGGCAACTAGGCGTGGCGGCGGCCCTGGTGCATCTCGGCCGCACGTATGTTTTGCTGAAAAAGAAGTGGAGGCGCTATCGGACCCCCGACGATCTCCGCATCGAGATCATATCTTTCGACCGGGGCGGGTCGTTCATAACGGGCGACTACAAACTGGTTCCGGTCTCGCCGTCCCATCGGGGCCTCGGGTATAGGCAAGGCAGCATTCCCGCAAAGGGAACTGGCGGAACGTATGGATCGCACCGCACCCGGCACGACGTAGAGAATGTCCGGTATCGAATGCCAGCGCAGGGGTGTTGAAATGGGCGCGGACAATCGAGCCGAGAAAGTCGTCGCGATCATGGACGCCACGGAAACCTTCGTGCGGGACATTCTTCTTCGCATGAACGGCCGCTTGCCGGACGACAAGACCTTGCAAAACATGTGCATGAAAATCCGGGCGATCCTGAAAGCGGCAAACGCGGTCATCTAAACCCTACTGCGTAGCCATGTTTCTGCAACTCGGCGAGAGAGTCCACAACTTTCTCGCCGATATCGTCCCGATACATCATACCGCCAGGGACATGAATATGTTCGATAGTCTCGTACGCCTTCTTAGCAGAATTTCTGACGCTACTACCTCTGCCGACAGCGACAAGGACGTAATCCCCGGCCGTTCTCCAGTCGGTAATGTCCCCCGCCTGTACCTGATATGGCGAGATGGAACCGAACAAGTTCCCGTTTCCGAGCCCGAATATAGGGAAATCCATGACCTTATCATGCGGATACCCGCCGTAAGGAAATGGGTGCAAGACAACAGAGACTCCGGTGCTTACGCTACTATCAAACTTAGGCTCTATGTCGAACCTGACGAGATCGTACATCCATTGCACCGGGTCCTCCGGGAATGAGGGAGCCTGGATTTGAAGGCTAGGATAACCCATTCGCACGGTCCATTCGAGAGGCCACGCTTTACCTTTGGCGTCGATAATGCAATTGATGTCTATGTTGCCCGTCATGCCTGTACGTTGAATATCTTTAACGATGGGAACGATAATATCGTCGTACAACTTGCTGCTCTTCGTAAATTGGAGAACTGTTCCCATCTCGCCCGTACTAGGACCTATCTCCCCGGACATTAGTTTCTTATGTTCGAAATTCTCTTCGTATATTTCGGCCGGTCCATTCTTACCATAGTAGCAAGCTACCCCAAACTCGATCCCTTGTATATACTCTTGCAACATAAACCGCGTCTTCATCTTTCCCATCTTTTCCCATTTGTCGAGCATGAAAAGCATATCCTCCGGGCCTTTGGACACGTAGGATAGGTCTTTATCTGCATCGCCGCATGGCTTACACACAAGGCGCTCGTCATGCTTTTTCACATATCTAATGGCATCTTCATAAGAGGTGCAGAGCTTAAAATCTGGAATAGGGATACCATGTTTCTGGAATATCCCCATCCCGGTTTCCCGATCCGTCTCCCACCTAGCAGCCTGTTTTGTTGGTCCGAAAACAACGGTCTGTGGGTTATCGGCCCTAAAGGCATCCACAACATCAAGATAGGTTATATTATCGCACAAGATAACGAGGTCGGCCCATTTAAGAAATGGCTTGAACTCCCTAACAACTTTTGTGAGTCCGATACCGATCTTCCTAAACTTTTCGTTTACATAAGAGATAAAATGGATGCAGTCGTGCTCCGCTCTTTGTGCGCGCATTACAAGATCAAGCGCATCCCCCACGGGGTCTAAGAAAAGGACTCTCATAACAAATGTTTCCATGTTTTTCCATGGATAATCATATTTACATTCTGAAACGTAATACCAAATTCTTTAGCTATCTCTCTTTGTGTTTTAGTTCCATATGCAGCTTTTATTTTCATAACAGCTTCCTCATTTAATTTAGCATTAAATACTCGTTCGCCTTTAGCTTTATTGCCTAATCCTTTGCCTAACATATCTTGCATATTATCGCTATTTGTCCCTAGAAATAAATGTGCTGGGTTACAACATGATGGATTATCGCAATGATGACAAATAAACATATCTTCAGGTATAGGCCCATTACATAAACTCCAAGCTACACGGTGTACTTTATACATCTTTTGCAATATGGTTATCCATCCATACCCATCTTTATCCTTTGCGCCTTGCCATATCCAACAACCATCGTGTTGTTTAATAATTCTTTTCCAAATATCGTCTTCTTTATTTGGCTTCATGATTCGGGTTCGCCGTAAGGGTCCAGCACTTCTTCGTCGTCTTCGGGATCGAGCACGATCTCGTTCGGCATATTATTCGTCCTCGTCTTCTGCTGCTCTCCTGCTCAGCCGCTTGGCAGCATTCTCGGTTTCTTTGATTTGCTCGTGGAGTTCGCCAGCCAGATCGTCGTTGCCCATTGCCCTTGCCGCGTTCTCGGCGCTTTGCAACTTCTTTTTCCATTCCTCGTTCGCGAAATACCTTTGCTCGTTGCCATACCCTGTAGGGTCTTGAATGAAGGAAGGAGCGGGTTTGATACCGACGATCCGCTCGAATAGGTTCAAGCCGCTTCCCTCTTTCTTCTCTTCGATATTAAGGATAGAAATCGGCGAGATTTGTTCGAGTAGGAACGAAAGCGATTGACTGACTTGATCCTGTGCCGAAGCCGCCTCGTTGCGAATAGGATGATCCTCCCAATCTCTATTGACGATAAGTTGGTTCACCGTTCGCAATATAGGAGCCACTTTGTTCAGCGACACTTCGGATAAAGTTCGCGCCGGATTATCGGACTCGATAACTTTTATTATGTCGTATACATCTTTCATGTGCCCCGGTATCAAAGCCTTCTCGTCCACTTCGTCCTTGTGTTTAGTAGCCGGAACCGTGCCCCCGGTCAATGGAGCAAATGCATCTCCTAAATTCTTAGGTAAGGTACCTGTCTTCATATACTGATAGACAGCGCCTAATTGTGCAGCGACAATGGGAAAGGCAATGGCATAAGACGCTCTGGAGGTCCACTCTGCATCGCCTACTTTAGGCGGAAATCCTACTTTGCTTTTGACGAACTTTCCGATATCGCCTGCACCGCCGCCTAACGCTCTCGCTATTCCAACAGTCCAACTGTAGGAGATCATCGAGGTTTGGAGAACTTCCTTAACTTTTTGAGGCCAAAACAAATTAGTCTGATTCATTTCGCCGAAGCGGTCGTCCATATTATCGGCGATTTTCGTGGCCGCCCCTATCGTTTCCTCGAACGAAGCCGTAGGATGCGAAGCAAGCCACTCGCGCATGTTCGCCATGGCCGCGCCTGTTTTAAGAGCGGGAATGACGTGTTTGAACAAAGGCGCCGACATCGTATCGAGCGTCCGCCCGACAAGATTGAATGCGCTCTTGCCCGCTTCCAATCCCTTGCGCGCGCCGTATCCGCCCTTCGCCTCGGCGATATTGCGTCCTAGCCGTTGCATTTGCGGCTTCAGAGCGCCTTGCCTGAAAGCGCCGATCAACGAGCCTTGAGGCGTGATGGAGATCGAAGGGTCGAGCCGCTTCGGGCGAAAATTGACTTGCGTCAAAATGTCTATGATCTTTTGCTCTTCGGGGCTCGCTTTGCCCGCTAGGGATTCGGCTATGCCTCCCTCTTTTCCCAAATAAGCGCGCTGGCCGCGAACGCCCGATCTTATGTCGCGCATGATCGGGCCGATGATCGTAGCGACGTTGGCAGCGGCCTTTGCGGCGGACCAGGGCCTGCCGTGCGCCGCCGCATCTATTGCCCTGCCCATCTCGCTCGTGATCGACGCGGCGGACATGGTGAGCGCGTGGTATCCGCCGAAAAGTTTTGCCGCCGTAAACATATTGGTTACGGCTCTCGCCCCGCCTATTATATCGCCCAGCATTCCTTTAAAGCCTTCGCCGACGAAGTTGTTCCAGTCTTTGGAAAACTCGGCCGGTGCGTAAGGTTGTTTGCCGTAAACGTTCCGGCCGCCATGCCTCCCCTCGATAGGAACCCATCCTTTCGGTTCACGCCCGGGCGTAAAGAACTTGATCGTACCTTGTTCCCTTGCAATATCGTAAGCCTTCTCGGCAGCGATATATCGGCTCATATGGTTTGCATATCCCATCGTCACTTCGATAGGATTCGAGTTCTTAAGTTCGTGTCCTGCTTCAAGCAAATCGGATACGGTAGGATATTTTCTTTTCTTGGTAGCTCCCCTGGCAGAGCCTTCCGCCTTCGTACCGAAGCTGTTCATGAACCTTTCTAACTTCTTAGGGTCCCTGACTTCGTGCCGAAGATAATCGGTTATGACGTTCATAGTCTTGTTTTTATTAGTGTCGAGCAGCCCCGTCGCGATCTCTTGGTTGACCTTTCGTATCGCATCGGCGGCCGGTTTCAGATCGGGAGAGATAGGCACATCCTCGCCCGACCTGCCCTCGACATAGGCCATGAACTTGAGCCGGTCGGGTTCGGACATTTGATTGAGGCGGAGTTGAAAAGGCTCAAGCTCCGTGACGGCTTGTTGCGCGCTTCGTTCGCCGAGGCCGATTTGCTGCCTGATAAGAGCCCTTGCGCCTTGCAATCCTTTCGACGAAAGGGTTTGAATAATGGCGCGCGGCGACAAACGACTCGCCGCCATCTTCTCGGCGGCGCGGCCCGCCAATGCCTCTTTCGATCCGGGAGCCGCCGCCTTTCCCTCGCGGATCACGTCGTCGAGAATCTTAGCCGAGGCGGTCGCATGGCCTTGATCGCCTAGGGGAGGCTTAGCGGGTTCGCCCGTTGGCGCAGCGGACGGCTCGCCTTTTATGTAGCCGCTTCTGATTCTCTCCACTTCTCGAAGAGCGGCTTCGGTTGCGGGCTTGTCGCCCTTGGCCTCGGCCTCTTTCCATTTGGAAACGGCGTCGGAAAGGTCTTTCGGGCCAGGGGCGCCCGCTGGCGGGGGGGTTTCGGGCGCGGCACCGGGCGCGGCCCCTGGAGGCGGCGGCTCTGCCCCCGGGCGAGCGGCCGGTTCCTCGGCCGCTGCGCGAGGCCGCACCTCTTCCGTCGCGCCGAGGCGCGCTCCGATGCGGGGCCGGAGGGCCGCCCCCCCTCCCCCTTTAGGCAGAGTTTCGGACAAGGAAGGCAGGGTGAACCCGCTCGCGGCGCCGAGGTCGAACAGGAATTGCCCGGCGGGACTTTCGGAGGCGGCGGCGTAGGCGCCTGCCAGGGGCCGCGCGATGGTTCGCTTGAGAGCGCCGGTCAGGCCGTAGCCTTCCGGCGAAACCGTCTCTTCGCCTTTGCGGAAGAGTCCGGGGGCGCCGGTCACGGTTTCCTTGCCGCCCTCGTAAATATCGCTTGGAAGTTTCTTCAGTTCGCCCAAAGACTCTTGCATATATCCGGGTTGCGCGCCGGGCGGTTTGGGAGGAACGCCGCTAGGTTTCAAATCGCCGAGCGAAATGCCTTTGATGGGAGTCGAAGTCAGCAAGGCTCTCTGACCGCGACCTCTAACGCTTGCGGCATCTTTTGCAGGCGGGAACTGGTAGCCGGGCATTGCCTCGGACGGAGCGCCTTTGGTGCTAGGCAGATCGTCGAACGTTAAAGCACCGGTCGCTTTGCCGGTCTTTACGTCGGGCAGATCGTCGAACGTAATGGCCGCCATCATAAACCATCCGTAGGAATGCCCGATTCTTGAAGTCTCTTTATGACGGCGTTACGGTCCTTGCCGTTTTTGATTGCCTCTTTAGCTCGCTTGATAGATATTTTTTGCTCGGCGGGACTCAAATGAGACTTCGCAGCGCCATTGCCGGTAGGAGCAGCGGTACTAGGAGCAGCGGTACTAGGAGCAGCGGTACTAGGAGCAGCGATACTAGGAGCAGCGGTACTAGGAGCAGCAGTACTAGGAGCAGCGGTACTAGGAGCAGCGGTACTAGGAGCAGCGGTACTAGGAGCAGCGGTACTAGGAGCAGCGGCGCCAGGGCCGGTAGGTTGCGTATCGCCACGTGCGCCATTAGTTGCTGGTCGTCCCTCTTTAGCCTCTCTCTCCTCTTCATCGATCAGGGTACTTAGTTTCCCTCTAAACTTATCTCGCAAAGCTATTTTATCGTTTCTCTCCCGAACTAGATCGGCCATCGTAGTAGGCTCGGGAGCACCCGGCTCGGGTTTATAATCTTTAGGTTTCCTACCTATTTCCCAATCGCTCATCTTTTTAAAATCGCTCAACATTTTATTAATACGTTTTGTAGTCTCCTCTATCTCCCTGTCTATGTCGCCGATCATAGACTGCGTTGCAGTTCTTTGTTGAGTTCTTAGTGTCGATGCTGCTTCTGCTTGTCGATGTTTTTCTGTAGCAACACCAGTGCTTTTCTTATCCGCTTCGATAATATCTGTGTGGCGCTGCGCTCTTGCCGCAGCTCGATCTGCTCTTGCGCCTGTTACCCATGAACTTCTTTCCTTATCGTATTCTCCCTGAGCATGTGCAGCTCGCTGGTATTCTCTCTCGGCAATTTTATCGACCTCGTTTCGATTGCTCTTTTTTTCCTCTTGAAGTTCTTTATATGTCTTTATTTGCGCTTCGTCGCTAGCATTCCGCGAACGAAGTATATCCATACGTTGTTGTACGTCTTGATCGTCAACGACTTCTCCCCTTCCTTTCATTTTCTGAGTAGCAGATTCCTCGGCTTGTTTATAAGCTTGATCCGGGTCTGGCGGCTTAGTATGCGTCCTATCGTATTGTTCTCCAAATTCGGCTTCGGATATTTCCGGCAACTCTTGCAAAGGAGCGGCGCCTGGAGCAGCGGCGCCTGGAGCGGCGCCTGGAGCGGCGGCGCCTGGAGCGGCGGCGGGAGCAGCGGGAGGAGTGGCGGCAGCCCCCGCCGCGCCCGGAGCGCCGGTCGGTTGCCCGGCGCCCCCAGCCGATACGCCGCCAGCCGCGCCGCCGCTGCCAGCCGCGCCTGTCTTAAAGAAATTCTCTGCGTATCTGCCTCGGGAAGCCTCGATAGTCTTAGGCTTCTCGAAATACTTCGCCCATAAATTGGCGGCCTCCGTAGGACTCTTAGCCTTGTTCATAGCCTCCAATAACGTGCCGTCGCCGACGCGAATACGCCCGGCTTCTTCGACCGCGAATTTAGCTTGGGCTTCCGGCGACGCCGGATCGAGCCCGTTCCTGTGCGCCGAAGCGATCAGACCTCGCGTACGGATAGGATCCCACTGCATCGATCCGAAAGAACGACCTTGATCGCCCTTTACGGTCATGCGAAAACCGCTTTCTTGCTGGACGTTTCCGAGTATCCCGGAAATCGCAATCGGCGTCAGCCCGGCTTGAGAAAACGTTTTCGAGAAAGCCCCGGGCACGCCCCCGATATTGGCCCCGCCGCCCGTCGTCGCTACGTCTCCCGCCGCTGCGCCCGTTCCGACGCCGCCCGCAAATCCGCTGCCGACCCCGCCGCCCGCGCCGCCGCCCGCGCCGCCGCCCCATAAAGCAGACGGGCGATTGTCCGCGAAGTGCCCGCGCTCGCCGCCGAGATCGAAGTGCATCAGGTCCGGCACGTTGCCGCCCTTGACGGTGCCGAACGCGCCGCCCCAAGCGAATTTCCCTTTCAACTCGGGATAGCGGGCGAGCATCTCGCCGTAAGCGGCCCGCGCAAGCTCGCGATACTTGCCGGTCGAATCGGCGCCCTCGTTCGGAATCGGCTTGCCTTGCGGGTCGACGATCTGAATGTCGAGAGCGCCCGAGCCCTTGACGTGATGAAACGATTTTTCGGTATGGCCGCTCGGGTTGTAGCCCTCGTTGACTACTACTTTATAGCCGCCGCCCAGATGGGTCGCCGCCGCCGCCAGGATTTTGTTCAGGCGCGGATCGACGTTCGCGACATCCGGGGTTTTCCCTTCCCCGAACGGAAGCGGGGCAGGATCGCCGCTGCCGTAACCCGACAAGGTAGAGCCGCCGTAGCCGCGCGGAGCAGGCAAAGGCGAACCGGCGCCCCCCATCGCGGGCGATCTCGCAGCCGGAAGCGGGGCGCCCCCGGGAGGAATATTAGGACCGGCTCCGGGAGCGGCGCCAGGAGCGCCGCCAGGAGCGCCGCCGCCATGCGTTTGCCGCCACCAATCGGCGCCGGTTTGCCCGGTGAATTGCCCGGTGCGCGGGTCGTACATAGAGTTGGTGATCGGCACCATCCCGCCGCCCCCGGCCGGTTGGATATACTGAGGCATTCCGCCTTGACCGGGCTGGCCGCCTTGCCCGGCCTGACCGCTCTGCAACGCGGCAAGACCGCCGACGCCGCCGCTTCTACCGCCGCCCCCGCCCCCGCCTAATCCCAAAGCGTCGAGAATCCCGCCGATGATCGGCAACGGCAAACTCGCCGATGCCCCTTTTGGGCTAAGCGAGAACTTGCTGCCTTGCATCGCGGGATCGGACATGATGCCCCCGACGTGGCCCGCAAGTTCGCCCGCCGGATGCGCCTTTTTCGTTGCCCCTGCCGGAAACGGCTGCCCTGGAGGCACCGGCATCGTTCTCCTTATATCGCCCGATTGTCCCGCTGCTGCGCCCGTCGAAACGCCGGGTGCGTATGTATATGGAGAAGTCTCTGATCGCGGCTGTGCCCCCGCCGGTTGCGTTCCCCCTACGCCGCCGCCGAGAGCCGCCAGTTCGGCCGCCGCATCTCGTTTCTTTTTCTCCATCTCTGCTAATTGATACGATGCTTCGTCTCGCCGTTCTCGATACTTATCGGTTTTTTCCGTAAATGCATATTGTTCTTGCGGAGAACGATAACCCGACATCCTCCCGAACAAACCTAACAGCCCTGTGCCGCCGCGATGCGGACCCATGACCGGAGCAGGCTCGCCGAGGATTTCTTGCAACCTTCTTTGTTTATATACTTCAGGATCGACGTTCGGATCGAAGGGAGCAGGGGTATAACCCCCGCCGCCGCCTCCGCCGCCTCCCCCTCCGCCCATGCCGCCCATCGTTCAGCCGCCCTTCTTGCCCAGCATTCCGCCTATGCCGCTCAGCCCGCTCATAAGACTGCTCTGATTAGCCTCGCTTGCCTGTAGCTGCTGCGCATTTTGAGCGGTCTGCGCTTGCGAAGCGATACTCTCCAAACCTAGATTTATCTGCGCTCCCTGTTCTTCGGGCTGCGCTATCGTGGCGCCGGTCTGCGCAAAGCCCTGATACAAATTCTGTAGCCCTTGCGCTCCCGCCATCTCGTTCTGCAACTGTTGCGCGTTCCATCCTATATCGAAATTGCCTAAAGCATTGGACGTAGTAGCAGCTCCTATAGGCGTGTTACCCAAACCTCTCGCCGCTAGCTGGCTATTGGTTTGATCCGTCAATCGCTGTTCTTGTTGCGCACGAAGAGCATTCTGAGGGTCGAACGCATTCTGAGCTAACTGCCCGGCTATGCTGGACGTAGGAATACCGAAAGCTGTAGGACCTCCAGCCGTCGTGAAACTAGTAGTGCCTAGATCGCCGCCTTCGCCCTGGAAACCTTGTCCCCCGAAGCCTCCCCCAAATCCTCCCCCTTGTCCGGTAGACGGACTCCATTGAGGACTAAGGCCGAAAAAAGCAGCCTCTTCTTGATACAAAGGCCCCTTCATAGCCTGCGTCAAATTCGACAGATCGGCGGCGTTGGCCGACGCTCTTACTCCCGAAGATGGAGAGAATCCCGTAGCCGGATTGCTTCCGGCGCTCGCGCCACCCATTACTATCTCCCGTTATAGCATCTTCTCGTAACTGCTGCTTCTTCGACTATATCCTAGACGCTCCAATAGCGGACCTATATCCACCTTACTAGAAGGTTGGTACACAACCAATCTAGTACCGATCTCCCTAAGTCCGCTCTCCGCTCCGACGATCAGACTCTTCCCGATTTTTTCCGGCCGCCGCCGCTCCTCGGGAACAAGGTACAGGATAAGCCCATTTGCTACAATTACCCGCGCCCGAAAAAGCGTACCCCCGCAGTTGAACCCGTTTACGCCAATCAACTTCAAGTTGCGACGCGCCGTGAAAATTCTCAACCGCCCCGCAAGCTCCCACATGGAGGCGCCTTGAAAATCGGGGTCCATAGGAAGCTCTTTCCCAAACAGAATCCCTTCCTCGTTCCAATACCTGATAAATAAAGGCATGGCTTCTAAAATTAGATCGGACCATTTTTCCCATCTAAATTCGATCCTGCTTTCGACATTGTGCGTCATGTTTTTATGATGAATATGATCGAGAGGTTCTTAGGACGAGTTTCGGCACCAGTGTTGCCTGTGGGAGGACCTGTAACGCCGCCAAGAGCCCCTTCCGCCACAGGAGCAGCCCCTCCCTGCACATTCACAGTTGTAGTTGTTATTGTAGTATGCGTATGAGTCTGGAATTGATCTTGTTGCACCGTACCGAATGCACGACCGGGATCAACACCTACCCCATCGTCGAATCCTCTAGGAAAATACCCTCTATAATCGGGGAGATTAAAGGTAGTCGAACCGTCGCCTACGCCGAATGTCGTAGACACGATAGCAAACAGCGCTGCGAACGTAGTCCTGCTGACTGCTTGCCCATTGCAATATAAATATCCGGTAGGGACCGAAACAGCGGCAAACATAAATAACGACCCGGTAGGAACGCCGAGCGGCGCTGGCAACGGCGCGGCGTTGGCGTTGACGTTCGCCACGATTTGTGCAAAATTAGCATTGACCTGACTCGATGCAGCGCTAGTGTTAGGTTGAAATACAAATGGCAGAGGAGCGATTATAGCCATCACAAACCTACATACATTAAAGACTCGAATATCGTTCTTAAACTTCCTATCGTAACTCCTAAACTGGAAGACCCTACTATCTTAAATGCTATTCTATCGAACACTAAATCATGAGTCCACGGTATTTGTATTTGATTTAAAAGGCTAGGAGGACCACTATCCCAAAGATTTACATCCCATTTTCCTACATCCCATATCAAACCACCTGTTCCTACGACAACTGAAATAGATACAACATTTAAGACTATACCATCTTCTCTTATAGCAGTAACACTAAATAAATTAGCATTGCCATCGCCTGCTATATATAAAGTGGACAAACCGATAGACTGTTTAAAAACGCTATTATTATTAGCTATGTATCCAGTGAACCAAGTCCACTGCATAGCTACGCCATTCTCTATATATGTACTGCCGCTCGTAGGTATCACATCCGATTGCCATAGACCATTCACTCCTATAGGAGATACTATATAGCTGCTTAAATAAGCAGAAATCAAACTAGCCGGAAATGTGTGAGGCCCGCTCCAAACCTGCCTATCGAGATCGTAAATAAAATCTTGATTAGGTTGGCCTATAACGCCATTATTTTGAACGGTAAATCTAACAGTTTCTCCAGCGCTAGCTACTACAATCCTGCTAGGAACTAAAGCATTCTTAAATGGATTATTTACTCCAGTACCAGCTAAACCAATAGGAGGACTAACTTTAACATCCCAATCTATTATCCTAACTCCGTCTGGAGATACAAATATAAGTCCTCTAGCTATAGGAGAAATACCCAAAGGCGCAATGCATCCTGTAGCTATATTAAGAGAATTTAACGAAATAGATCCAACAAATGGAGTAGCAGCACTAAAATCTCCAGTAACAGAGTATACATTATTCTGCTTAAATATCAATAACGTTTGAGTTATGCCGCCAATAACATTATGCTGACCCAATACGCCTAAAGCCATAATCTTACTGCTATCTCCATAAGTTAATATATATGGATTAGTAATTGTAACTTGACCAGATACAGCGCCTAATAATTGATCGCTTGCATACGTAGTAGCGCCCGTCGAAAGGTTGCAAACAAAATACGCCCTATTAAAAAAGTTCTTTACATAAGTAGGAACCATTGGGAGTATGATAGTACTCGTATTAAGACACGACCAACTCAAAGTCGTTGGATTCGTAATCGTTATCATACCGAAAAAATTCTGCCCGACGCCGCTGAACCCTGGATGCGTGACAAGAACTTTGTTGCCTACGATATCCATAGTAGGCGGCGTCCAATCCGAAGTAGTAGGCGGACTAGTAGGAACATTAGTAGATAAAATACCAGTTATAGCTACATATGAGTTAGTCAAAATATTATAAGCGAATGGTTGATCGAACCCAGGGTTTAACGCACTAGACACCATACCATAAACAACACTGCCGACAACGATCTGAGCAGATACGAAACCCGGAGAAAACTGCGCAACCGTATTGGGAAAAGCGATAGCCGCTGGGCGAGGAACCCATTGATCTTTAGTACCTTGATTAGGCACTAAATTAGTAAGGGCTGCCATAGCTCCCGTTCGTTCGTTATCGGAATCCGAATCCGATACGGTCTTAGCTGTAAAAGTATATGGAACTCTTGGAAGACTAGGAGCAGACTGCGGTTGCGGTTGCGGCATTTAAATCCCGCCCGTAGCCTTCGAGGGCGGATAGTACGCTCTGCTGGCTCCAAAGAATCTAGCATCTAACTGAACGTGTTCTATAATATCTTCTTTATCGCCTTGCAAATTAAGCCATCTTCTCAATATCCCTATCGCCCCGGAAGGACCGTCGCCAAGATATATGTTAGCGCGCGGATCGCCCGCGTCCCGCATCAACTCCCCGGCGAGCCTGACCTTCAGATAATTCTGGCTCGGGAACCAAGGCACGACCGGCGAAGTCTCTGGCGTCGGTATTTCTGGCAAATTCCCCCAATACCTGAATTGCACGGGTATCGTTAGAACAGGGGGAGGATACACATACAAACTTGCAGGCTTGGTAGAAACATCGGTAGCATAATTATATGGATAACCGGCATCGGCAACAGTATTTATCAAACTATCGAATTGAGCCAAACTTATTTGCGTAAGAATATA